TCCGCCGCAGGTTCTGTGACTGAAATTGATATTAACTTCAATGACACAGCAGGCAACTTCCATGTGTTTGAGCCAAATGTTTCTGCACCCATCGCAAGCGTGAATCTTTACGCGGCGGCGACAACAACACTAAACGCAGATGCATCAGCAGGAAGATTTACTGTTGAACTAGAATACTCATTATTCTAGGGGGCTGTCATGTCGAGTGATGTATTTGCAGTAAACAAAACGGCAGACGCTACAGTGTTTGCTAGTCGTGCGCGAGTGCGTCAAATTCAAGTAAAAACTGAGGGTTCAGGTAGCCCGAAAGTTGTCCTCAAAGATGGGGGTGCGTCAGGGACTGCCCTGATTACCCTCGAATTTGGAACAAGTAGCACATTCTCAGTTAACATCCCAGACAACGGGATACTGTTTGAGACTGACGTTTATTTGGATTTGACAGCGTGTTCTAGCGTTACAGTGTTTCTCTCATAGGTGATGTAATGGGCAAGAAAGCGAAAGAGATGTTAGGTAGCATATCCCCCCTTTACGGGGCGGCTACAGGACGAGGTGCTTTTGGTAAGCTTACTAAAGATGGGCCGGGTCTGCTTGGCTTGATGGCGAAGATTGGCGACAAGAAGACTGACGAAGAAGCTAAGGCAAAAAAAGCACAGATGATGACCCCTAATATGAAAGCGGCTCAAGATGTCAAAAGGATGGCGGCAGGCGGCAGGGCAAGGAAGCGCCCTATTGACGGCGTAGCCACCAAAGGCAAGACCCGCGCTTTATACTAATGTCTAAAACAAAATATCCCGGTGTTACCAGAACGCCGAGCGGCGGGATTAAATACAGAGGCACAACCTTTGCTGGGTTTAATAAACCCAAGAGGTCAAATCGTGCTGGGAAAAAGGGCATGGTTCTTGCTAAGGATGGCGACAAGGTTAAGCTCATTCACTATGGCGATAGCTCTATGGGGCATAACTACTCTGCGACAGCAAGAAAAAACTTTAAGGCGCGGCACGGCAAGAACATAGCCAAGGGCAAAATGTCTGCGGCTTACTGGGCTAACAAAGAACTGTGGTCAAAGGGCGGTTCCACAAAGTCGCCACCTAAATCACAGAAGCACAAGAAGTACGGCAGGAAAAAAACATGAAGGCTGGCAGGAAAATTGGTTGCCCTAAAAAGCCCATCGCCATGAGCGGGGGTGGTAGCACGGGTAAAAAGAAATCCAAGTCTAAGGTAAATGAGGCGGGGAACTACACTAAACCCACCATGAGAAAACGAATTTTTAATCGTATCAAAGCTGGAGGCAAAGGGGGAAAGCCGGGCCAGTGGAGCGCTAGAAAGGCCCAAATGCTTGCTTCAGCCTACAAGAAAGCTGGCGGAGGCTATAGAGATTAGGTGATATATGGACCCCATATCAACAGGTTTGGCGGGTATTGCTTTAGTCCAAAAGTCTGTAGAGTTGATTAAAAGTAATATCAACACTGTAAATGACATAAGGGATATAGCGGGTGCGCTGGACGGACTTTTTGAGGGGGAAAAGCAGGTACAGAAAAAACGATTTAGTGATAAGTCTATTGTTGGTCAGTCCAAGGACGCGGCTCATTCCGTCATTGATGCCAAATTAGCCCAAGAGCAACTCGAAGAAATTTCCATAATGATTGATAATCGTTTTGGCTACGGAACGTGGAGGGCTATCATTGCTGAAAGAGCCAAAAGAATTGCCGAGGAAAAAGAGGCTATAAAGCAAGCCAAGATAGAGGCGGAAAGAAAAAGAAAAAAAAGAAACGAAGAAATAAAATTTGCCATGTTTGTTACTAGTATTATTGGCGCCGTGACTGGGCTTTTAGTCCTTGTTGTTCTAATCGTATTTTCATAGTATTATTTGATATGGCAGAAAAAAAGAAATCTCAAAAAAGTTTGGATAGTTGGACCAAGCAAAAGTGGCGCACAAAGTCTGGCAAACCTAGCACGCAGGGGCCAAATGCTACTGGTGAGAGGTATTTGCCGAGCGCGGCAATAGTTAATATGTCGTCGAAAGAATACGCGGCTACGTCTAGAAAGAAGCGTGAGGATACTAAAAAGGGTAGGCAATTTTCTAAACAACCAAGGAGAATTGCAAGCAAAGTCAGAAAGCATAGGAACGCATAATGGCAGTTGTGACACCAGACTTACCAGAAATTTTCGAAGAAGCCTTTGAGCGGGCGGGTACAGAACTGCGCTCTGGGTATGATTTAAAAACTGCCCGCCGTAGTTTTAACCTTTTAACCTTGGAGTGGCAAAATCGTGGACTTAATCTTTGGACCATTGCGAGCGGTACGCAAGCTATTACCGCAGGGACTGCAACGTATACTCTCCCGACAGACACTGTTGACCTTCTGGAACACCAACTTCGGACGGGGACCGGAACCAACCAAACCGACACCAACCTCGAAAGAATCAGTGTCTCAACCTACGCCCAGCAAAACCAAAAAAACACGCAAGGTAGGCCGACCCAAATCTTCGTCGAAAGGTTAGCGGGTTCTACGCAGGTGACCCTCTGGCCTGTTCCCAATAGTGTTGAAACCTATACTTTGTTTTACTACAGGTTGGTTGGCACTGACGGGTTGTCTAGTGGTATATCTGGGACATCCACAAACTTTATACCACCAAGGTGGGTTCCCTGTTTGGTGGCTGGGCTTGCATATCAAATCTCAATGAAGAAGCCTGAAGGCGCAGAACGTGCGGCGGCACTGAAGGAAGAGTATGAGTTTCAGTATCAGCTTGCCGCAGGGGAAGATGCGGACAGAGTTTCTGTAAGGTTTGTGCCGTATAGTTCTGTGTATGTGGAGGGTTAAATGTACGCACGCGGCAGTAAGGCTTTCGGGTATTGCGATAGGACAGGATTCCGATACCCGTTAAGAGACTTAATACCAGAGGTTCAGAACGGAGTTCGCACAGGGCTTTTGATAGGCAAGGATGTTGTTGACCCCGACCATCCTCAAAATTTTGTAGGCAGATTAAGAGTTACAGACCCGCAATCACTAAGGGACCCAAGGCCAGACAACAGCCTTGACTCAGCCTTTGGGTACAATCCAGTCGGTGGTCTTTTTACAAATATTGCAGGCTCTGTGGGTGATGTTACTGTAATCATAAAGAACACCTAGCGGTATCCCCGGTCAAAGCGGAGCTTTTACTCGTATCGAGGTTGCGGTTGGAGCGCCTACGTTGTACTATTATTGTAATGTACACTCAGGTATGGGCGGGATAGCCTACACACCAAATGCATAAAAGTTGCATGTAACTTTAAGGAGATTGATATGGCTAGAGAAAAGAGAAAGCCGCCCACAAAGAAGACGGGTTTCTTTGCCCGTATGAAGGACCAGCAAAACAAGAGAAAGAAAGCACGCAGTGATTTTGAAACAAAGCGGAAAAAGAAAGCAGAGTTCTTTAGAAGCAGAAGCGGTGGTACAAAGGCTGACCCAGTTCAGGTAGCGAGCGGCAGGAAATATACAATCAAGTCAGGCGATACGCTTTCTCAGATTGCGAGAAACTATGGCGTAAGTCTTAAAGCCCTCAAAGAAAACAACAAAATTAAAAATGCAAATGAAATCAAAGCTGGGCAAAAGATTGCAGTTCCGGGGCAAGTGAAGGCAAAAGCTACAAATGTCTATGAGGGAACAGACTTGAGCAAGATAACCAAGAACCCAACGCAGGCAGAAGTAAAGGCGCAGAAGGCTAAAAATGTAGTGACTGACGCCAAAGTAAAAGAGGAAAACTTGAAGCGTAAAGATATCAACGCTGACGGCACACCGAGAAAAAAGGCAGGCGGCGCTGTAAAGAAAATGTCTGCTGGTGGAATGACCTCTCGCGGCATGGGTGCGGCGAGCAGGGGTGGTAAGTTTTCAATACGATAGGAGGATACTATGCGTAAAAAAGTAGCTAAAAAGTCTAAGGGTATGAAGCGTGGAGGCATGATGAAGTCTAAGGGCTATCGTCGTGGCGGCATGATGAAATCCAAAGGCATGAAGCGTGGTGGAATGATGAAGTCAAAAGGTATGAAGCGTGGCGGAGCAACAGCCAAGCCTATGACTTTGGCTCAGGTTAGAGCCGCCGCAAAGAAAAAAGGTTATAAGCTAACTAAAGCTTAATGCCATATCTTCAGAGCAATATACCTCACTTCAAGTGTTGGGTGAGGCGTGAATACACGCATAATCACGAAGCTTATCATGGGGAGTTTCTTCATGCGATGGCTGTCGCCGTCACCACTTTACCCAATAGATGTTTAAGTTTCCAAATGATATTCACTGGCATAGAAGCCGAAGGTGAGGAGACGGACACCGTGCATGGCGGAGCTATGTGGGCGAGGATGCCAATTACAGCACTGGTGGCAGATGAACCCTTAGATGAGTGGCCTGAACCTATGGATGTCCATGATGCACAGCCTTGGGACTGCCCATCTCATACACACGCTGTGTACACAATAGACAGGGCAACCCCCTGCCCGTGGCTCGCAAAAGTTGGCGGTAACTTTTATCCAGCAAAGTATATGTTTACTGTTGATTATACTGACAGCGAAATTGCAGATGACCCCGCACAACACAAGCAAAGCCATGTTATGCACCTGCTAGACGCAGGG